ACTGTTTCTTTTATTTCAATATTATCTGATTCGATAAAATCATTCGTATTTAATATTTTTATTGTTGAGTTATTGTATTTTGATTTAACATAATCATTTAATTTTCTTTCATTTTCAAACGTTCTTGTTTGTGGTAATGTATTCCAAATAAATCTAACTGTCATATATTTTGTTGGATTTGATATATCGAAATCCAAATCATCAAAATCGGTGTATTGACTTATTCTAACATTTTTAAATGAATATTCATTATATACCGATACCAATTCAGCAGATTTTAAATCAACATCCCAAAACAAATATCCATGAAACGCATCATCACCTTCTGAAATATCTTGTGCAATTAATGAACCACAATATGCTTTTGTTTTTTCTTTATTTAAAAATTGCATTTTATGTATATCACCAAATAACGATAAATCACCCTTAAAATCCGATATATTATAATATAATTTACTCTTTTTCTCAAATCCACTTGGTGTTATACAACCCGAAATCGGATCATGAAATAAATCAATAAATATTGTATCTTTATTATTTTCAATATATTCTGCACTTTTCTTTAACATCCAAGGATTATTCTTTTGTTCACCATGATGCCAAACACACCAAGTGATATTGTCATCACGATACATTCCAGTTTTATCATAATAAATTACGTCAATATTTTCCAATGTTTTAACAATTGCCTTAACGCTATCAATTCGTTTTGAATTTCTTCTTAAAAAATCATGATTACCTCTAACAATTCTAACTGGTGCAATTTTACTTAACGATTTTAATAATTCTCTAACTAATATTAATTGTTCACCTTGTAAATCAAGATAATCATGAACCAAATCACCAATAATAACAATTCTATCTGGTTTTTTCTCAGATAATGAATTAATTAAATTGTTGAATACTAATTGATATTCTTCATATCTTAATGGAGATTTTCTTACGTGAATATCAGCAAGATGTGCAATTTTCTTTATCATAACTCATTTTCTTTATCATAACTCATTTTTTTTACAAAACTATAAAATAAATTTCAATCAAGCAAGTTTTTTTATAAGTCAAAAAGTCATAATGTTTTTTAATTAAAAATGTCAAAAATTCATATTTTGTCTTTGGCATTTATTTTGTTTTTTCAATTTTTGAAAAAATAACTTAATTTAAAAACCATAAATCATATGTTTAAAATAATTTATAGTGAACCAAATTTAGATTTAATTAACAAATTTATTGATGAAATTTTAACAGAATCAAAAAAAGAAACAAAAATTAGAAAAGAACCGTTTTTTGATATTCTCGAAACGGATGATGGTTATGAAGTACAAATAATACTTGCAGGTATTAATAAAGAAGATATTAAAATTGAAGTTGATAAAAAAATAATGACAGTTAGTGCAGAACGAAAAATAAACGAAAAGGATAAGTATAATTACAAAGGTACTTATTTTGGTTTATTCGAAAAATCATTTACACTACCAGATGATGTTGATGTTGATAAAATTGAATCTGAATTAAGTAATGGTATATTGTCAATAAAAATACCCAAAAATATTGATTCTATTAATAAAAAAAGAATAATAAAAGTAAAATAATAAAAAGGGGGGAAATTTTTCCCCCTTTTATATTATTCATTCATCAATTTCTTTTTTAATTTAGTTTTTATGTAATTAACTCTATTTCCAACAGTGGTACTTGTTAATTGAAATTCATTACCGATTTCATTATAATTAAAACCATACACATATTTCATATTTAACATGGCATAATCTTTTGGTGATATTAATGTTGTAATATAATTAATATATTCATTATTTTCATAACTATTATAAACATCATCATAATTTATTGTACTATTATAAAGTTTATTATCAATATAATCAACATTAATTGTGGAAGTTTTTTTCTTATCATAAAACGTATTGTTTATTTCATAATTATATTCAACTTTACTATAGTTGACATCTACATATTGAGTATTATGTGATTTATTATTACATCTCCATTTATCAATCAAATAATTTTTTACGATACTAAATATCCATACATTCAATTTTGATTTACTGGCATCATATTGTTTTAAATTTAAAAAGATTTTTATCATTATTTCAGATACATCATCATCAATATCATTATAAAATGTATATTTTTTTATCAAAAAGTTTTTTATAATTTTAGAATATTTATTATAAAATATTTTTTCTGATTGTTTATCACCGTTTATAATATCACGAACTAATTTAATATCGTCTATTATTTGTTCCATAATAATTATTTAATTTACTAATAAAGTAATCTTCTGTTATTAATTTTCTTGCACCATATACACATTTTTTTACAAATTCAACACCTTTTTCTCGTCTCAATTCATCAATATCTTCATTTGTTGGTAATTTAACTAATCTTATTTTATCATCACAATCAATGTATATGGATTGTAATGTGTAAAACAAATTAATTGAATCTTTGTATGCATCAGGGTCTAATATTATCACAACATTAGGTTTATATTCTGACAATCTTTTAAATAATAATGCTGATATTGTTTTACCTAACAATGGTATTGTATTTACTGGAATTGAAAGCATATCAAAAACACCTTCAACCAAAAATATTGTTGAATCCCAATTAATATAACCTTCATTAAATATGATACTATTTTTATCCACATTAGGATTTAAATATTTAGAGCGTTTTATTTTAGGATTATAACTCCTAGCAACAAAATAGTTGAGAATTCCATTAGCATCATATGATGGTATGATTATTCTTTGCGAATATTTACCTTCGAGACAAAATCCAAGCCTATATTTTAAAATCAATTCTCTATTAATTTTTCTATCTAAAACCAAATAATTATATGCTTGTAAATGTTCTGGATTATTAATATCCATGTCTGAAAACAAAATCATTTCGTTTGGTAATTGAACATTAATGATTTCAATATTATCATCAGTTACATATTCTTGATATATGCTTGCATATGATTTATATAATTCAAAATCTGATGAATTACCAAAAATTTTTATTAAACTACCTAAAGACCCACTAAATTTAGGGTCATCACATTTCCAACATCTGAATACTCGTTTTGCTGTATTGATTTCAAGATTATATTTACCATCTGGCTTTAGTAAACCCTCACGTTTTTGACATTTAGGACAATTTACTTGTAATTGTTCTGATACGTTAATACCCTTAACATCGCCAAATATATTCTGTATAATTGAATGAAATTCAATACCACGAATATTATTCATTTCATTTTTTTTATTATTTAACACACAAAAATAAAAAAAAATCACAATAATAATACCATATTGTGATTTTTTTTAGAAAAAAAATTAATATTTTTTATATTTACTTAAAAAGGGAAAAAACATAATCAGTCTATTCATAAAGGCAATTGGATATATTATAAAATTATGACCGTATTTCATGTGATTTGTTTGTAATTCATTAAATACTGCAATCACATTATTCACAACATCTTTCACTTCATCATTTTGTGGTAATTTTTTTAGTTCATTATATTCATTTTGCATTTTTTCATACTCTTCACGCAATAATGAATAATCATTTGATACCGTTTCATATTTTTCAACTAATATTGATAATTGTTCTTGTAACCAAGTAACATCATTATTACTAATTTTATCTTTTGTTGGTAAATCAATACCCAACACATCTTTTTTTATCTTAACATCAACATCAATATCTTGTAATAGTTCATCAACTTTGGCTTTAGCCATTTCTTTACGCACATCAACATTTGCCGATTTTGTGCCATTAGTGGTGTTTGTTTCATTGTTATTTGTCACATCAACACCTTTTTTTGCTAATTTTATTATTTTTTTACCCATAATTTAATCAATTATTATATTTGTATTTATGTGTGCAACCAAACCATATTCATAATTCCAAATAAACGCATCTGCTGCCTTATTATTACCAATAAAACCTTTTTTATGATGCCATTCTTCTGTGCCTGTTAAACTGGATAAATATCTAATAGTCACCCCTAAATTTTCGTTTAATTCAGTTACTTTATTCAATTCATATTTAACATTTCTTTTTCTATGAATATGACCAACATGCCATTCATGAAATTTTGTTTGACTCCATAATGGTTTTGAGGGTATATCTGTTGCCATTATCATCGGTAAACTACTTTCATTTTCCTGATCACCGTGAGTAAATCCTAACAATAAATTACCAAATCTATAATACTTTCTTGGCGACGCATGTGTGTCAACAATAACTTGAGAATCATTATTAAACCAAGCATCAATAAATTTACCTAAATAATAATTTCTTTCAAAATCATGATTACCGGGTACTATAATAACATCAATTGGCACTCCTATTTGTTTTAAAACATTAATAGCATCGATAATTAATCTACACCCAATATCAAACGTTTTTTGCCAACGCAAATCTTCATCTTGTGGTGTTCCTTGTGTTGTTGTATTGAATATAGTATCACTATTAAAAAAATCACTTCCAACTGGAAAAACAATTCTTGAAATTGAAAAACCACTTGCTCTTTTTATTAAAGAATTGATTGAATATAGAAATCTTTCACGTGCAATTTTTATATCATAATTTTCATATGTTTCTCCACGCCATGCTAATTTACCTAAATGTAAATCAAATATCGAAATTTCTAATAAATTGTTATCTTCGTTTGATGTTTTATCAAATTTTTTTTTGTAATTAACATTTAATACAGGTGGTTTATAATCACTAATCATTTTTATAAATATTTCACCCAATTGATGCTCATGAATTTTTGTTTTATTTTTCACTAATTGTGCTTTTACTTGCCAATTCTGTGCAACTATTGGTTTATTGTTTTTAAATGATGTTACATCCCATTTATTAATTACATACTTTTCAACATTCCAATCATTTAGGTTTACCTTAGTCACCTCTAACAAATCTTCCAATGTTTTTACGTGTTTAACATCACCAGACCATTCTATATTAAGTTCATTATCATTTGATGTTACTGATACACCATCAACAATAACCTTATTTAAATTATTAGTATCAACCAAATCATCAGGTTTGATTCGATAATTATTGTATTTGTTTAAATATCTTTGATAAGCATTATTAAATAATTCAAATAAATCATCATCTAAAATACCATTATCATATTTTTCATAAATTAATGCTTTTACGTTTTTTATGTATGTTCTTGCATACCCACATTTTATTGATGCTTCACTTACCGAAATACCGTTATTAATAGCATAATTAATAACATTAACAGCATTTTCAATTCTTTCTCTTGTCATTTTTTTTATATATTATTAGACAAATAAAATAATTAAAAAAATTTTGTCAAACATACAATAAAATTATGAATATTGCAAGTTTTTTTAGATAAAAACATTCCCATTTTCTTTTAATATCTTAATATTATTTTCAATTTTTTTACATTCATCAATGAAATTAACTTCAATTTCAATGGATAAATCAAACCATTCACCTTCTTTTTTTAAATACGAATATCTATTATGCAACGATTTTTCAATTTTCATTGCATATTCAGATAAAAACGCATCAATTAATTTTAATGTTGAAGAATTACCTGTTTGTAATTGTTTTAATCTTTTTTGTGGTTGTGTTGAAACACCTATTTTATAATAGCCGTTTTCTAACGATTGTATCAAATAAACATATTTCATTTAATAATTCCCATTTTTTTTAATCCAGCATAACCAACAGCATAACTATCAGACATATCAAAACACATATCCTTTGGTTCGTTGCTATTTTTCTTATAAACCCAATTAATTTGGGGTTCTAATTTAGAAACTTTTTCCCAAATATACAATTTTTTCTTTTTTTCATATTCTTTAGGAAATGAAAGTGTTTCTTTTTTCACACCCTTTTTATCATATGATGTTTTGACTAATTCGGGGCAAAATAATTTTCTTGATTCATATACACTAATTTTTATTGGATAAACACCAAAAACGGTATACAATATATATCTACAAATACCATTAAAACCATATAATAACGACACGGTATTAATATTATTACTACCACCAAGCGGTTCTTCAACAATTATTTGAACAATCTTACCATTTAATTCATTTAATACTCTTTCTTTATACTCAACAACATAATTTTTAAAATTTTCACCCTTATAAATATCCCTATGTTCAACATCGATATTTTTGGGGGTTTTTAATTCGAGATGTTTTAATTCAATTAACTTACCATCCAAATTCCAAAGAGCACTACCAATATTAGTTGTGCTTATATCTAATGACCATACATAATTTTCCATAACACTATACTATATAACAACATTTTTTTTACTATTATTTTCCTCAATCATTTTTTGTAATTCTTTAGGCTTTGTTAGATACAAATCAATTAAATCTTCAATAACACCACCAATTTTTAAACTTTTTCCCTTACAATAGATTTTTAATCTATAATGTAATTCACCATTAATAATTATCGATTTAAATTTTTTTTCAATATTTGACATAATTGTATTTTTTTATTATAAAAATTATTTTATAATAAATACTAAGATTTTATAAAAAATTATATAATTATTAATTTTTTTTAAAAATCAATTGCAAAAACAATAGTTCTAGATATTGTAGAATCTTTAGGTACTGGATTATTCAATTTCCCAATAGCAACCAAATTTTTATCACTATCATATATACCAATTTCACTTATGTATACTTTTGAATTACCATCCCATGTTGAATTTGTACTTGTGTTAAATTCATTTAATGGTAAATTAATAGAAATATCTGTCGTATATACATCTGCTTTTATTTCAGTTTCAACAACACCAAAGAAATACGTTTCATCACCAAACGACAATTTATCCGATTGATTATATTGTGGATATGATAAATAATTTAAATTATAGATTGGATAATTATCATAATTATTAAATTGAATATAAAAAACGGTGTTTGTTAAATCATTTGCAGATAAATATTGACCATGATTTTGTATTTGATTGGTAACGTCAACATATCTCCATTCTGATGATATTGGAATTATTTCACCACCATTAGCATTGGTATTATCTACAATTTGAAATAAAATATATATTTTATTTGCTGTATAACCAACACCATTTAATGTGTTATTTAAAAACCTAAATTCATCGGGGTTTGGAAAATATAATTTAAACCCATGTATATTAATATTTTCAGTTTCAATTTGTGTTTTATTAATATAATTACAATGTATTGCCATACTATATGGCATACCAAAAGTACCACCAGTTGGTACTAATACATAAGTTGTAAATATTGTATATGTTTTCATATTTTTATGTTATCAAATACTACTTATTATATAATTAGGTAACGTCCACGACCTATTTGATTTATATGACATGGCAAATAATAACTCTTGATCCTCAATAACAAATATTTTTAAATCGGGAAACACCTTACCCACAACAAATCCATTTATATCACATAAATCATAATATACAACATCTAATGATTTTGTTGTTCCAGTTAATAATTTACTATCACCACTAGCAATTAGTGTAACACCTAATGTATCACTATTAGATTTATGCCACATTATTGTTGGTATTCTAATTGTTGGTGTTTTTAATAAAAATCCTTCAGCATATACATTTGCAGGTGAATTATTTGTATAGTGTATAACACCTAATTTTTTATAAATTGGTGCTTGATTTTGTATATATGATACAAAACCACCCATTGCTTTATTTTTAAATTGGGTATATTTTAAATTATTTGCACCAACACCTGCAATTTCTTCAGTATATATTATCGATAAATTCCAAAATGGATAAATTATTGTTGGTGATTGACTATTTTCTAAAAATGATAAAACACTTTCATCAACATAATCAGTTGATGACATGTTTAATAATGTCGACCCCGTATAATTAATTAAATCATATAATACCATTGCACCTGCATGTATATTTGATGGTATTGTTAAATTACTAAAATTAGGTAATTCACGATCAACCACAACATTTAAATCGTTTGTCGATAATGAACCACTTACAATTCCAGTTATCTTGTAAAATAAATTAGGTGTTGGAAATGTATTATTTACTGAATAACCAGTAGTTGAATTTGTATATGTCCATCTCACAAATAATAAATCACCGACAGTTGGTTCTAATGTACTCGTACCGTATGTTGGTGCTTTTTTTAATGTTAACGATTGACCACCATTAACAGTATTCACCTGAATCATTACATCAGGTTGCTTTATATGATTACTATCGGTAATAAAAGTTTCACCACTATTACTAAAAAATCCAACACTATCAACTTTATTATGCACTGTATAATATGATGTTGGTACTATATTAATATAATTATAAGGATCACCTGATAATGATTTGGGAATAAACGAAATTATATTTGGATTTTTATCAACAGGTCTTAATATCATTGAATTGAATGCTGAATAATCAGTCACATTCGGATCGTTCTCTATTTTTGAAACAAAATTATAATCAATTTCACTATCACCAATAGCGTAATATGTGAAATTTAATTTACCCTTCGATAACAACTCTCTACCTTTAGATGTTAATTTTATATTAATTACAACTGGGTTTTTTTTATCTATAAATGCCATTTTGTTTTTTTATTATAAATACAATTATTTATTTTTTTTATATTGGTGGTAATTGACCATCATATCCAACAAAATTGGGTAATGATACTGAAATTGTCACATCACCATTAAAACAACTTGTTATTGGACAAATAATTGGTATTGTTTCAAATCCATTACATGATAATGACCATTCAATATCATATGATATTAAATTATAATCAATTCTTGCTTCGATATTATTTAAATCGATGTAATAACAACCAGCATTTAAACAAATCAAACAAGTTCTATTTTTTGAATATGATGGTATTGTATGTGTAGATATTAACGAATTATCACAACACATTATAGAAAAACTACCACCAAAACCATCATTACGACCAAAATTATTTTCATCATTCCACGTAATATTTACTTCAATATTAATTGGTGGTGATGGGGGTGATTCTGTTTTTATATTTTTTACGCTACCATAAGAATAACCTGCAGCATTTTTTGCATATGCCCTATAATAATAGGTTGTGTCAGATTCCAAATTACAAATTGAATATGCTGAATCATCAATGAAATATGGGTTCATTTGCCCATCATCATATAATGATTTTTTCATTACATAATTTGGATAATTTTCAATTATTAGGCAATTATCACAACTAAACTGAATGCTTTTTGTATACAAAACACCATATTCTTGAATAGGTGCATTGCCGTTATTTGATATACAATTATTATAAACCCTTATTGCTGTTGATGGGGCATCTAAATCATGATATGCTTCACCTGTTATTACAGTTGGTGTTGTTATTGATATTGATGCAGTTGTGCCTGTTAATATATTACCATAATATTCAACACCATCAACAACAAAATATGCACGATAACGATATTTTGTACTTGGAGTTAATCCAGTAATATCTATTGTATATGAATTATTAGTGAGAGGACCTTGTTTTAATTCTGTGCATTGCCAAGTCATACGTTTTAATTCTGTGCATTGCCAAGTCATACTATTACACCATTATATTTTAAATAATTATATTATTAAACTAAACCAGCACCAGCAACAATTTGATTAGAACCACCTAAACAATAATTACCGCAAATATTATTCACTTCGTTAATATAAATTTTTGAAATTGACGGTATTCTTGATGATGTTGTTTCAGCATATGCAAATAATTCTAAACATGTATTTGGTGTTACTGTAACAACACCAAAAGTACCACATATTTCTTTTGCTATTTTTGAAACAATTTCACAAGAAAATATTTCAGAACCATTACATTTAACCCACACACACGATTCTGTTATAAGCGGTGTTGAACATTTTGATATTGAATAATCTAATTTAACATTAAAACACTCGCCATTTTGTGGTTTAGTGACATAACCACCACGTCTTGAACATGTTGTGCAAGTATAATAATCAACACCATTGTTGGGGTAATAACATACATTAACAGGTATTGTTACTATTGGTGAACCTAATTGTGTTACACATACCGTTTTAGTATCACCAGATTGTGGTATAAAACAAATAGTACCTGTTCTTGGTGATGTTGAAGTATTTGCCTTAACACCAATATTATATGAATTACCTTGTGGTATTGGTGGATTAGGTATTGATAATATAAACCATAATTCATTCGTACTAACATCATAACAATTTGATATATCACCACATACTGTAACTGTTAATCCAGTATTACTTGCAGGCACATTTGTGAATTGTGTTGGTGTTACGTTAAAATCGATGATTGTCGTACCAATTGGCTCATATTGAACACCATACCAATCAACATCTTGGTATCTTTGAATATCATAACCACCAGTTCCGATTATTGATGTGGTTGTTGATGATGTCATCAGTTTTGTTTTACCAGATGGTACTGGTAGTGGTGGTGTTGCGAGTGTTGTTAATGTTTTTGTATCGCCAGTTGCACTAATATTATTTAAATATACAATTGCACGATAATCATATGACGTGTTTTCAGACAACCCAGTTATCGTTAATGTGAAATTATTTGTGGTTAATGGTTGTGTTAATAATGGATATTGTATCCAATTATTTGAAATTGTTTCTTTATATTGAATACCGTACTGTGTGATATTTTCATAATTAACAATATTTTCACCACCAATATCGACCAATTTACCAATACCAGCATATCCTAATTTAGTGTCAACATATAACTCAATTGGTGAAGGTGTATTATATTCCACTGGTATTGTAAAAACACTACCATCATCACCTAAATGATATAATGTTGACCTATTTTTTATCGTTGTATTAACATTATCAAAATTTAAAATCGCATTTTCGTGAACGTTAACACCTCTTTTATATACATACTTTTGCTTAGTAAATATACTATTCCTAACTAACAATCCACCCTTTTTTAGAATTATTGTTGATGATAGTAATTGTTCTACAAATCTATTAAAAAATGCATTATATTTATTTAAAAACTGATATAAATTGCTGAATGAATAACCATTAGAATGTAACGGATTATTGATTTCAAGTTCACTTCGTTTTAAATACGTTTCATATATTTTAAGTACAGTTGAATACCATCCCCCTTTGGAATCGGTAATTGTTTTTCTATTTCTAGCATTAATCATTTTTCTTTGAATTAATTCAAGAAATTCAAGAAATGATAATTTGCTAATATCACCAATACTAAATGAATCTGATACTACTGGTTTATATACAGTATTTCCACCAACCAAATAATAAACACTGAGAACACTACCATATCTCAATCCTTTTGGTAAAAACACTTCATATGGGTTTAATGTATTAATACTATAATCTTTAATTGGCTCTAATGCAATTCCATCCACTAAAAATTTAATATCCTTAGCATCATTTACTTTATAATTTAGTTTGTATACGTATTTATTAGCATTAGCACTATAATATATTTTACTATTACTAAAACTATCGATTCTAACGGTTTCATTTTTCAATGAAATATCATTATTATTAATAACTTCAACATAAGATACTTGTACCTCAGGATTATCAACCAAATATGAAATCACATCTTGATTTAATATGATAATTTCATTGGTATTATAATTAATATTATAATCTGCAGTATATTGGGGAGTTCCTTTTGATAAAGCAATGCCATTAATAGTCACTTGAACATCACCACGTGGTGTTGTTGGTAATGGTATAATAGTACCAGTTAAATTGGCTTTAATTCGAGTAACAATATAATTGACTGTAATACCCGATATCGGTTCATCCGATGAATATATAAAGGTTGCTTGTATCACATCTCTATGATTTCCATAATTTTTTGCATAATTATCATTTAATATTGTAAAAGTATTACCTGTCACAACGTAATCAGCATTTGTCAACACATTATTAGTAACACCTGTTTTAGGGGCATTTAATAATATACCATTAAATCTAACTTCCAAATCACCTTGTGTATTGTCATATTCAAATGGTAATGTGAATGTATTTTGAGTTCCTGTATAATTTAACGATATGTTAACATATGAATATGGTAATGTATATCCACTATTGTTGACTGGAAAATCATAATCTTTTATATATTTATACACATCATATTCAATACCTCTTGCAACATCTAAAGCAATATCAACTTCTTTCGTATTAATAATCAACCTACTATCTTCTTGATAATACTGTGGTGTTGTATGGTGTTTTCTATACGTTGCACCCGATTGTACCCAAGATTTTTTATTATCAACGGTTTCGTTCAATATAAAACCCGCTTTACGAAAAACATTAAGATATGTTTGACCACCATCAGTATCACCTGATACTTGAAAATAAAATGAATTTGATTCAAGTGGTGCAATTGGATAGCCACTATTATCATATGGCAACGATTGTGTTGGAAAATCACGTATATTTAATTTTACATTTTGTGGATTAATTTTACCATCAACGGTATATACATATTCAGTAATATTAATAAAAGGTTCTGGAATTCCAATTAGTAAAAATATTGATTTAATCGCATCACGAGTTCCTTTAGATTTCCAAAAATAATTAGTATTTAATAAAATTCTTCTCCATAACTCAATGTCAATTTCTGCTGGTAATAAATCTTTATGTAAATTTCTTTCTTGTTCATCTATGGTTAAAATACTATCAACTAATTCATTTTCGTTCAATAAATTAAAATAGTCCCAACCAAATGTTCTCGCAATATTTTTTATTATAATATCTGGTGTGTTATTAATTTTATCATATGTAATTTTATTAATATACATTAATGAATCAATAAACCCTCTAATTTGGTCAAATTCCCAACCATATATTTTTAATAGTTTACTAATTTTACGATTTTCAGTTAAATCATATGTTATAACAGATGACGGCACTAACATTCTAATAATTAAATTTGTTTTAATTTTATCATATTTATCACCTATTGCTAATACCGCATTCAAAAAATTTCTATATGCATTATTATCAAAATCAATATTATAACCATCTGTGGTTGTCCATATTAATGTTTTATCAACATATATAATTTCGCCATTATCATCCAATGTTGGATTTTTTAAAACAAATTTAAATCCATCAACACCAACTCTTTCAGACATGATATATCTTTCATATGGTTTTAATTGTGCCCTAAATTCTTCAAATTTAATGTTATTTGGTTTTATGTGAAAATTTATAAAACCAATACCATTTGTATTACCAGTCATCACGTCTGAAAATGGATTACCAATCACTTTAAATTTAATAAAATTTCGTAACGTTGGATTGGTACTATTAATTGTATTACCAGTATATCCGATTATCGGATATGATTTATCATAATTTGATGCAGTACTAATTACAAAATCATTATACGATAAGTTTAAATTTTTTAAAACATCATTATCAGGAATGGTTTCATTATCCTTATTAAATACCATTCCAAATCTATTTTCAATACAATCAACCAATACATAAAATGTAGATATATTGGTAACATCATTATAATTACAACCACTAAATGTTGGTATTGGATTATTACCTAATCTTAATGAATTAGCAAAAAGACTACTTGGATATTTAAGAATTATATTTTCAATTGAAATTCTGAGAAAATCATAAGCCGAACCAAATCTAACAAATGTATTTAAATCTTTATTATCAAAATTTAATACAAATGATTTTGATTTTGTTTCGATAATATTAGATTGAATATCAGTAAGATTCAATGTTTCAAGTGTTACTGGTCTGACAAAATTATTTAATGTGTTTTGATATGTGATATTTTTCTTACCTTCAAAATTACTAGTAACAAAAAAACTACCAAATGAAAATATTATATTTGATGGATTATCGGTAAAATCACCACCATTTAAATTACCATCAAGTTTATTATTAATTACTTTTATTTTTGCCACTTTATATTCAATTTATTATAAATACGATAATATAAAAAAATCCCAATTTATTGTATTGGGATTTTTATTTTTTATAAAAAATTAATTATTAAATACCATTTGTAACAACATCAAAATCTTGTGATTCATCAATATTTGTACGTCTTTCTTTTACTTCAAATAACGATACATTACCAAAATCATCTTTAATTTCATAAACATTAAATTGTCTTGTTATATTTCGATTCGAATCAAAATACGTAATAATACCATTATCAATATCTTTTATCACTTCACCACCAACTAAATCAGTTAATGTGTCAATCGTATTTGCAACTAAATCAATTTCTAATACAACTGGTGAAAAAAACGTATTTGATATTATTATTTTTTGATTGGCAGTACCAATAAATGGTAATAAATTTGATTTAATGTCGGATGAACTACTTGGTGTTAATTGTAAAAATAATAAGTTACTACTATCATCAAATTTATATCGTGTTGATTTTTCTGATGCACCATTACTGTTATCAACAACAGGAATTACTTTATTTGATGTGACAACAAATCTAGAAAGATTTCTAATTTTTTTATTTGTCAGCGTATCTATATATTCAATTCGATATCCTTGTAACGCATTATTTGATTTTAATCCATCTGGTAATTGATTCGCATCTAACACAATACCTCTTACATTTGATAACGATGATAACACACCACAATCAACAATAGTTGTAATAATTCGTTTGGGTTTAATATAAATAGTATATATACCCAATTTATTAAAAACACTTGCAGGTAGTTTTAAATTATACAAACCCTCTAAAATGTTATCACTACCATCAATTTTATCTTCATCAGGTAATATATTATATGATAAAATTTCATTAGCATTTAATTTATAAATAACATCATTAAAGGTTTCCCTATTTGGTGTATAATTATAATAAATATCGATATCATCGATACTTACATCAGCAGGTCTTGTAATTCCATATGTTCCAACAGCCATATTATGTATTATTTATTATATTAAAATAAATTCCACCAACAAATGTTGTTAAATCGGATAAATTAGTAACATATCTTAATCTATAATTATCAATAAATACAGATTGTTCATATCTATCAATAAATACATCATTATGTATTTTTGGATTGTTTATTATATTTTCTTTATTAAAATCTTTAAAATAATTAGTATTAATAAAATTCGGACTACTTGTAATTGATGGTGACGTATAAAATGTTGTAATATTTTGAGTTAAATCATCAACATATTTAATACCATCAATATAATATGTTATATATTCGTCATCAACTGAATTATTATAATCAACACCATTATTATTATATGAACCATTGCCAACATATTGTTCCATAAAATTATTTGTAACAACATATTTTTTCAATTCATACAATCTACTATTTTTCGTAGTACCACTAATCATTGTTTTTTATTAATTTAAATTAACGTTATATTTCTTTTCAAAATCGGTAACAATACTATAATATTCTGGAAAATTATTTTTTATAATTAATTTAATTTTATTAATGTTACTTAATTTATATTTAGAATATCCTAATAAATGACAATATCCAATTTGTTTTGGTAAATCAGAATACCAATAATCAAAACTATAATTATTATTTTTTATTAATTCATACGGTATTATTTCAAATACTTTAATATTTTTTTCTTTCGTCATATAGTATAATAATGATTGTTCTGCAATTAAAAACATACCATTATATTTTTGCCTATTATGATCGAAATCAGAATTATTTGATAAATAATATAATACATTTTTCACATTATTAGCATATTCGTTTTTAAATTTAATATCGTTAAATCCAACAACACCACAATTATAAGCAACATAATCATATTTTCCATAATTAATATATATGTTTTCAAATGGTTTATAACCGTTTCTATACAAATCATTAAATGAGTTTGGTATTGTTTTATCATCTTCTACTGATTGCACAATAACCGAATATGTGTTATCAAATTTATTCCCAATCACATCTTTAAACAATAAAACATCACCATCAATATGTATATACGGTTCATTCATCATTAAATGGGTCTTTATTTTACCCCAAATCCAAAATTTAGAACTAATACCATCACTATCAAAATCAACAATATTAAATTTATCATATGGTAATTTATTATAATATTCAAAAGTTAACTCATCACAATATAATTCCATTGAATATCCCAATCGTTTCACCAATAATAAACTCAATAAATATGTATAAAAATTTTTTGTGATATATTTAACATCATAATTATTATCAAAATTATTTGTGGTTGCTGGCTTTGACCATAGCGAATGAACATACTTCATAATAATCTAAAACACATTTTCATATGAAAAAATCCAATAATTCTTCACCGATACCAATTGCATTAATATCATCACCATAATAATAATATTGATATTTATTTTCAACAAATGCCGATAAAAAACCAACATCATTTACATCTTGAACCAAACCAAATTTTATATTATAAATAGCAGTTAAATCTGGCACAATAATAAAACCACCATCCACATTTGATGATGTTGTACCAGTTGTAACCGCTTGCAATATTGTTTTGCGAATAATTTCCATTTCTTATGATATCTTTTTTCTCATAATAACTCTAATATCTTTCTCTGGATATTTTATTTCAAACATCGAATCACGTTCAGAATATATTGTATTATTAATAATTCTAATTTTACCAGTTCCAATATCTGATATTTCTTGACCAATCATATTTAATGAATAATTACCACCAACTTTATTATAAACAACAATATCGATTACATTAATAACACCATTAACTTTCAATATTTCATTTTGTAATTGACCTAAATACACATCTTCATTCATTTCACTTTTATTAATATCCAAATAATTTTTAACAATATTAATTACATTATTTGCGATAGTATTATCCGAAATATTATCAACAAATATATCAATATCAAATGCTAAATTAAATATTTTACCATCTTTAATTTCAATATAATCATTAATCATTCTATATTGACTAAGATATTCTGCAATATTTTCTTTTAATAAACTATTACTAACATTTGATAACTTACCATCCGAACCAATACCCAATATTGATATCATGATTTTATTATTTTCTTTATAGGCATTTACCCTAAACGGTGAACCAAACCTACCCGGCATTTTATAAATCTGTAATATGTAATCAGTTAACGTAACACATCTATTTTGGCTTGAAAAATTATATTTTATCAAATGTCTTATTTGTTCAACATTCAATCCATCATTACCCCCAATTGCGGGTATTGGATTTGTCACTTTTAAACTTCTTTGCACAATTTGATTATAATCAGTACGAGAACCCAATACATTTAATCTATACGTTCCCATTTGTGTTAAAACACCAGCACCAATGTTAGAATCAATACCACCACCAATTCTATATTTAACAAATAATGTGTGATTTGGCTTTAATTTTTCACCCAATGCTGTATTATTTAAAAAATTTTCAAGAAAATATTTATTTGTAACATCTTCTTTTAATAACCCACTTTCAAATGCATTTAAATCAGGATCACCAGAACCAAATATTAATTTACAATAACCCTGTGATGTGTATTCCTTAATAAATTTCTTAGTAACATCAAACCATTTACCAGCCTTAATTCCAGATGAATCGGTTTTTACATTCGATGTATCTTCAATAAAAACTCTTTGTTGCGCTAAATAATCAACCTCAAAGTATCTTTTATTATTGTCATAAAACTCTTCATATGTTGGTAATACATTATAATCAACACCCTCAACTAAAATAACACCATCAATATCAATCACATTATTATCTGGTAATGTTATACTAAAAAAAGGCACAATATCATCATTAGTAATTACTCTTTTATAAATTTTAGTAGCACCATTTACAACAATTTCTCTTTTTGATACTAAATAATTAATAACAATACCATTTGAATCATAATTAGGCACAATTTTACGATTTGGATATCCAAACAAACTATTTTCTGAACCCCAATCAACTTTATATAATGTCTCAAACACAGTACCACCACCAACAATTTGTGCACCTGCATCCAACACTGGATAATAACTAGAATCAGGTTTATTACCCAATACTGGTATTGTTACAGTAAAATCAACCACAGTGACCGATGGTCTTTTGGGTGGTATATTAAAACCTAAATTTTTTGCAATATTTAATATCGACGCTCTTTGTTGTGCATATTCCAATTGTGTTTCTTGAAACACTCTATCAGTATTTATTGCTAAATTATTAGCAACACCAGCATTTAGGTCAATTAATACAGCACCAACACTTGAATCTGAAAAATCTTTTAACACTTCTGGATATGCTTGCTTTATATATGCTATTAAATCATCACGTATTTCACCAAATGTTCTACTATTATATCGAACAATATTATTTAATACATTTACTGCCATATTATTATTATTTAAAATGTTATATTAATACTATTAGTTTCATTAATTGTACCTTCTTCATATGTAAAAGTAACGTTAACAATTAATTGATTATCATCAATATCATAACCCTCATTATCTTTATCTCTTAAAAAACTAACACTATTTATTCTAATGTTAGAAATATATTTTGGAACAGTATTTTTTATTTCCAATTCAATTTCACCTTCTGTTGTACTATCATTAGGGTCAAAAATTGATTTAATTAAATTAGTCCCATATTCGGGATCATAATACCTTTCACCTTTTATTGTTAATAAAAGTAATAATAAATTTGAAACAATTGCATCTTTTGTCGTTTTTGTTGTATTAACAAAACCACCTTTTTGATTATCATCATTAATTGGATATGATATGTTTATTGAATTAATACCCATTTCATTTTATTTTTTTTATAAATACTAATAAAGAAAAAACCCAACAATTTATGTTGGGTTTTAAAAAAACACAATTTTTATTTACACGCCATTATTATCATCATTTTGTTTCTTCACATCATATAAACTTTTTATTGATTCATGTAATCTTATTATTGAATCATGACCATATTTTTGTAATATTGATATATATGTATTGAAATTTGGTTTTTCTAAATAAATATTATCATAATTATTCACATAAATACCCGCAAGACATTCATCAATAGCAATAACTTTCATATCATCAGGCAATTCATTAAATATTAATTCATTGAAAATGATTGCAAAATTGACACCATTAGTCATCACTTCGACGACATTATTTGTTTTCATTATTTTATATAATGTTTTTTGTTTATTATTTGAAAGAAGTTCAAACTGAACCCAAACAGGTATTGTTGTTTTTTTTCTAACTGAATTAAACAAATTAATTAATTCATCCGATGCTTTTACAATTCTACTCATAATTATTATAATTATTATTAATATTATTATAATTTTGTTTTTATAACATCCATTTCAACACCTTCAAATTTCCAAACTTCATGGGTGTTATTATAATTTATTCTCTTTACGAATTTATTTACGGTAAAACCAATAAGATTACCATAATCATCGTTAACAAACACACTTTTTATGTTTGTTAATTCTTTAAAAATTTCAGAATCATTTTCAACTTCATCTATTTTAAAATGCAATGGAATAAAAAACTCTAATTGTCTAAATTCAAAACCAATTCTTTTTACGTGCAAATATTCAGTAATTTCTTCAATTTTATTAATTATATTATCATTATCACGATAAATTTTAATTGGAAATTTAAATTTTTTTGATATTTTTTTAACATCAACCATCATATCGTTTTTTTGTTCATTAACAACATCAAAAACATCAACAATACCTAATTCATATGGCTTATTATTAAAGATATAAATTAATTCAAAATCATCATCATTTGTTCGTCTTTCCTTTTTTTCAATTTCAATCACTTCAGCAAGTGTTTTACCATAATATTTGTGTTTTTCATCAAAAAAACCATAATGTGCAACACGTCTACCATATTTATCTTTAACAACATTAGAACTATCATCATAGTTTTCAACACCATCATATCTAATATGTTTATCAGCAGTCATCGCAATTTTTCTATATGTTGAATTTTTAATAAAATTATCTGCTTTTTTTAAAATTTCGTAATATTCTTGAATATACTTTTCATCAGTTTGACCAGCATAAAATTTTTCAAGAATTTCATTTCTATGCCTTTTTCTCTGTATTTTTTTATCCTTTTCATCATAAATATTGGGATCGGCTTTTAATATATCGACTTCAGTATTATGTAATGCAATACTTATATTAATTAATATCCCATGTATTTTAACATATACCCAAAATGCGATTTTTTTAAAAAAATTTATCATACATTATTGATATTAATTATTGTTATTATTGTTCAATTTTCTTTTCAAAACTATATTACTATAAAAATCAGCACGTTTCTTTGTAACATTTGCTAAATGATATTTTTCTTTAAAATCTTCATATAATTGCTCGCCCAATTTTTTACGTAAATCAGCATCTAATATTAACCTCTTTAGATATTTTTGCCAATATTTATGTGCATTTTTTTCTGCGGGTATTAATACACAATTTTCCATATGTCGACCATCAACATTATATGGTGGTATATCAGAACATACAATAGGTAATTTTCTTGACCAACATTCAACCTGTTTTAAATTTGATTTCATTCTATTAAATTGATTATCGGCAAGCGGTGCAATAACAATATCCGTTTCATCCAATACTTGTGCATAAATATTGGCTTTTTGTGTCCATCTTCTAGCATAATTACCCTCATTGGGATATTTAACATTTCTTTCAAAATTCAACAACCATCTTTTATAATCTTCATTTTCAATAATTCTATGATTATCGGTTAATATTTTTTCATAAAAATAATATACACTTTCTTCCGATTTTATATTTCTTTCTTTTATAAGAAAGATATTGTTATTATATTTATTTTTCAAATCATTTGGTAAATTTTTAATTTTATTAACATCCCCCTTGCTTCGATTAATTTCATTAATCATTTCTTGTGTCCATAAACCACGTTTTTGTAAATCACTCAAAAAATCCTGATTTAATGTAATTTCCGTTGTAACACCTTGTGTATCCCAACCAGCAACAATAATTTTAAATTTACCCTTTAATTCTGGATTATTCCACAATACATTAACAACACCTTCTAACTGTTCCAAATCAACATAATGTGATGAACCTGCCATATATGTAATTCTAACCAAACCATCAGGATCGGGCTTCCAATTATTTTGGAATTGTTTCATCCATGTTGGGTCAATTGAATTTTCCAAAACAATAACATTATTTTTACCAGTTACTTTACGAATTTCATCTGCAAATAATTCGGTTGTAGTCGTAATATAATCAGCAATTTTTAAATTTTCAAGAACAATAACGTATAATTTTTTTTCAATATTTAAACCATATAATGGGTGTTTGGGGTGTAAATGCCAATAATCATCAATATCACAAACTAAAATAGTCCCATTTTTTTTCAATTCATCAGCAATTGATTTCATCTTATTTAAATCGGGTACTAATTGTCTATGATAATGTATTATGTCAAATGATTTTAAATAATTAATTATATTAGGATCGTCAAAATTTAATTGTGGATTAATTTCAGTATAAAATTCATTACTATGATTTTTATCCAATTCAATTGCTGGTGTTAATGTTCTAAAATAATTAACACCAGCACCATCCGTATTATAAAACAACACTCTTATTCTATTATCCATATTATAAAAATTTATTAAATTTTATTATTCAATAATAATATACGATTATCGGCACAAAATATTGAAATTTAAATAAAAAACCAGCAAAATTTTTTGCTGGTTTTTTATTGTAACTATTATAACACAATATTATTTATCAGAATCTGTTGAAACGTTTTCACTCTTTTCGTTTTTCCTTTTTGTAGCATTTTTTTTACTATTAAAATTCTTATCAATTGTGTCAATATTATCTTTTTTATTGTTATTAACAATACCCATATTTTTATACTCTCTTAAATTTTTCAAAACATCATCACCAATTATTTCAATGTTTATCAAATTTTTTAATTTATATTTTTGTACTGATATTGGTAATTTTGATATTGTTAATACAACAAAATCACCCGGTTCAATTTTTATGTGTCTAACATACATACCGTCAACAAATTTAAAATCAATGATTTTATTATAGTTGACATCTCTTTTATTCAATTTATCTGTAATGTTTGATATTTTATAATTAGTCATATTTCATTATATTATTATAATTATGTTATTATTTAAACCCTTGTATTAAATTATCATCATATTTAACACCGTCATAACCCAATTTTTTTGCAAATTCTGTAATTGCCTTATATTTTAAATTATCCAAAGATACGTTATATTTACTTGCGAGTGTGTTAAAATTAATATGCGGAAACCAAATATTACACAAAATATCTACGGGTTTTTCGTTTTTTCTATATTTTACACCCAAGTCTTTCACATCCAATAAATTATCAAATTCAATTTCGTATTTATCATAACCCTTAATTGGATTTAAACAAAAAAAATTACCAATAACCGAATTTTCAATAATTGAACCTTTTCTATATGCAATTATTTTTTTATTATTTTTATTACCACCTAATAAACCATTATGTTCTTCAAGCGCATTTAAAAATTGATTTTCATCATCTTGTTTCAAATCAATTATATTTTGATTAACGTCATTTTCAATTGATTTAGATTTTTCATAATCAAAAATATCTTGAATTTTATTTAAAATACGACAAGCATCGTTAAAACAGACATTCAATACAATACCTAATATCGGCACATTATCATAAAGAGCCTTAAAATAACGATGATGTCCATCACAAATTGTTAATACATCATTATCAGTTGATAACCAAATCGGGTTATTATTATTTATTTCACATTTTTCAATAATATCTGAATAAATAACCTTTTGTGATGGTAATATTTTATCATTATCATTGGGTTTAAATCTAATGATATTATAACCAATATTATCATCATTCAATTTATCTAAAACAATATTATATGGCGCACTTATTTGTGGTAAATAATATGGTCTACCGTTTTTATGCATAAAATTTTTATTTATTATATAATAAATACTATTAAATTAATTTTATTAATTCATCCCTAATAATATCAATTATTTTTGATTCAACTAATGTTAATTTATTATTATTAACAAAATATATATTAAACGATAAATTATCTGGTAATAAGTGTTTAATTGTATTGTATTCATTTTCAATCACATCAATACTATCATCAAATACTGAAATCTCATTTATTTCAGGAAATTTGTCTAAATATTTTAGTATTCTAATTCCCTTAGTTTCGTTTGTATTTTTTGTATTGATTTCATTAACAAATATATTGTTTTGTTCTAATACCAATTTAATTTGTTCTTCTAATTTTTTTAGTCTCGATGTTAATATAATAACATATGTGTTTGGTGTTGATATTTCTTTTAAATATTGCGAATATACAACGGGATTGGGTTTTATGTCAAAAACATCAATATCAAGACTTTCTGGTTTACTCCACCAACCAGAATGTGGATATGGAATTCCCTTTTTTTCAGACCAAACTAATTTACCATATTCAGGTAATGGTGAATCTATTAAAGTACCATCAAAATCAAACGCTACTAATCTTTTTATCATAATTATTCAATTTCTTTAACAATACCAATTAATTCGATTGGATTTGTTAATGGCATCCAATCATTTATATAATTCGACATTACAGGTTTACCACCATTTTTTCTATTAACCGCTAATGTGATATGTGGTTTTTTATTTTTACTAAAAAAACCAGACACTCCAACTGCAACCGCCATATCATCAATACCAATATCATGTGCAATTAATTTTACTGATTTATTTAAATACTTTTTATATTTTTCATCAAGTTCACCCAAATTAATCGTCATGTGATGTGCAATTATTTCCCAACCAGTTGGAATTATTGTTTTAAATCGATTAACAATTTCATTATGTGATTTTTCATCCAATACAACTGCACTATATCGAATTTTATTCATAGTTTTTATGTTTTTTTTACAAAGGTATAAAAAATTTCAAAATTTTTATAATTTTCTTTTTACAAATCTATAAAAATGTTCATTAATTTTATTTCTTAAATCACTCAGAACTTCTTTATACTCATCGGTAACTCCAAGCACCTTTGCAACATCCATTGGCGTGATATGTTTTCCTTTTTTTACAATATTTTCAACCTCACTTAATTTCACATTTGTTGATGCAAATGTTGTGATTACACCATTTACATAATCTATCATAAAATTCACAACATTTGCAATTGTATCAAACACACGAACCATTGCATCCTTATCAGCACCCCAAATTGCAACATAATTTATTGATGTGGTTTTTAAATCAAAACCAAACGATGCCAATAACATCCATGCAGATAATTCTGCTTGTTGTTCAACCAATCCCCTACCATTCTCATTACCGACAAAATATGCTGCATATTTTGAATTTTTTTGACTTAAATATTTTTGATGTAGCAATTCATGAAATATTTCGTGTGCAAGTGTTTTTGTAATTCCAACATCATTACCATCGTTCTTTAAAACATAAATCTTACCACCAATACTAGCACCCCTTGCTCCTTTTAATATTTTAGAATCTTTTTCCTCAAAACTAATAGATATTCCATTTTCATCGGCAAATTTTAATAAAGCGTTATATAATGGTGTTATTTCACTCGTTTTATAATCATCAACATACCATTTCATATTTATGAAATCATCAACATCTTTTACCAAATTCTCTTTACCTTCAATTTGTTTAGTATCAGTAATATCATAAACAGGTGCTAATTCAAATTCATTTTTCACCAATTTACCACGCAACAATACTCTTAATTTTTCTTTTTCACCTAATGTTAATTCATCTTCTGATTTTTTACCCAACGAATTTAAAAAATTAATGATAATTCTTTTTTTCTCATCAGGTGTGTATCTTTTAAAAGCACTTCTCGCTGGTGCTATAATTAGTATTCTTTTTGATTTATCAACAACTTCTCTATTTACGGCATTCCAATTCAACTCACTTTTCACCATTTGAGCATCTGGTCTTTGTATATAAATGAGCAATGTATTACGAAAACTATATATGTGTCCCAATAAGTTTTTAAATGCTAATATTGATCTCATTGTTTTTTTAAAATCTTCATCATTATCAATATTAATTAACATTTCTTTAAATTTTTGCAATCTATTTTTAACGTTTCGCGTGTATGTGCAGTAGCGGATTATTAGCACTTACTTGTCAGTTTAGCACAAAGTTTTTAAAAGCATAGACCTTTAATTTACCACTTTACCCGCTATTGTCACATACACGCTGTTGTG